GACCTAGAGAAGCGTTTACAGTCAGAGGACCGTGCACACCGTATTGGACAAAAGAAAAACGTAACTTACATAGATATCATTGCAGAAAAAACTGTTGATGAAAAAATAGTTAAGTCTCTACGAGATAAAATTAATATTGCATCCGAAGTTATGGGTGAAGAACTAAGAGATTGGATTTAATTTTTTATACCAAGCAGCTACAACATACCTTATATTTTCTTCTACAGGTTTAACGCCGTGCCTATAATACTGTCCATCAAAAAATAAACTTCTGCCTACCTTTGGTTTAAATATAGTACCCTCTTCAAAATAAGTTTGTCCTCCTTTAAAATTATCATTTAAATAAGTAATGGAAGATAAGACAGTGTCTTTTTTTGCATCGTCAAAATGTAAATTTTGTTCAGATCCCACTGGCCATTTTACTATATCAAACCAATCTACTTCAGCTCCATGTTGTTTAGAAATTACATTAAGTTTTAATTTAATATCTTTTAAATTACAACTTAGAGGGTACCTGGAGTACCATTGTTTTGAAAATTTTTCGTTTTCTTTGTAATAGTTTATAAGATTATCACACTCTACTTTTGATAAAAAATTATCAATTATTATTGTTTTCACACTAAATCTACAGCGTTACCAATAACAGGTTTGTATTTAGTTTTACCATCTTCTTTGTATGCTCTTAATAATTGTTTTCTTGGATTATCAGATACATAGCTGCAATGGATCCACCCGGAGTTGGGTTCACCTGGAGTAAAAAACTCGAGGATCATTTGATCATACGGAAGGTTTGCTTTGATCCAATCAAAGACTTCAGCGTTGCTTGTGCCTAGGCATTCGAAGTCCGCCGCCTCCGCACGGGTATGTTGCGAATTTAAACTGCTACCAATTTTTACACACAACTCAGGGCTACGAAAGCAGCTGGTCACCGTGACTCTACCGAAGTGGTCACGCACTGGCTGTAGAATATTTTCACAAAGTAGTTTTAATTTTTCTATTTGATCTGCGTTAGGATTATTGTCTATGCCCAGCCTGATGGCTGTGTCTGATTTAATAAGCTCTGAGAGGTTGAAGTTACGTGTAAGATTCATTATTTCATATAGTTCATGAGTAAAGCTGCAATTATTGATCCCATTCCAGCTACAATCATATATTCAATTCTTTTAATACGTTCTCTCATTTCTTTTATTTGATCAAACGTTTGTTTTTGCATAATTCTGCAAAGTTTTTCATGCGCTTCTATTTTTTGTATAGCCGATTTTCTCGCCATTATGTTCTCCTACTTGCAATAAGCTGTTCTTCAGGAGATAGTAACGCTTGTTGTGTTCGTGTCAAGTTAGTTGTTGGGTTAATTTGTTGCGCTATTGGCTGTATATTTGGCATTGGTGTCTGCGGTAATGGTGGTGTTTGTATACTTGCTACAGGTTGTCTTTGTTCTACACCTCCAAATAAATCACCAACAGCATCTAGTCCTCTATCTATCATACCTGGAGTATCTGGTTCTTCTTTTAATATTAAACTTTTTCTTCGAAACTCTCTTTCAATCTCTTTAAATAATCTTCTTGGATAAAAATATTCGTAATTAATTTCTCCTTCATTAAATTTTTCTGATAGTTTTCTAGCATCTCTAACTCTTTTTTTCATACGACCATCATATCCTGTATACGGTATGTTAACACCTCTTAACAATCTACCGGCGTTTTTTCCGGATATACCTCTTTGCTTCAATATTTTTTTTAACTCAAATTTAGGAACACCCATAGTTTGAGCATCTTGTAAAATTTGATAAAAGTCCCTGTTAACTTTTAAATTTTCCTCTTGTATTTGTCTAAACTCTTCGCCCAATGCTTCAGGTCCTCTTTGTCTAAAATCTTGTAGACTAAAAAATTTTTCTGTGGCTGTAACACTTCTTTTGTTTCTATTGTATTCTGTAACTTTAAATTGCATAGTTCGAGGAGCATCTACATTAATAATTCTAACACCAGATAATAAAGCTAATAGTTCATCTCTAAGGTTTACTGGTTGGCCACCTCTTTGTACATCTGCTTGAACACCTTGTACTAATTTTCTAGTGGTTGTAACAGCACCTGGTTCTACACCTTTTACTATATGAAAAAAACTTTTAGATATTTTTTCACCAGAGGAATCTGTATCTGAATAAACTCTTGCACCTGTTTTAGTCTGACCACCTCTATTACCAAGACCTAACTCTGCTGGTAAAACATCAGTAAATCTTTCCAATGCGATTGATTGAGTTATAAAAGGATCTAATAATGTTCGTAGAGGTCCTTCTTCAGAAAAAGCTTGTGCTAATAATTGATCCCCTATATCTCTATCTTTTAATTTTCCTTCTTGCCAAGTTTTAAATATTGATTCTATTGGTTTTGTAATTGTATCGTACGGGCTAAAGTAAGAAAAATTAATTGCTTTTCCAACACCACCTACCCATTTATTTATAGGAATAATTTGTGCTCTTCTTTCCCAAGGTGCAGATAAACTTCTTTTGTAAGCCTCTAACTCTTCTATGGTTACACCTGTAAGCGCTGAAGCTGTTTTCATTATAGCATCTCCTGTTCCAACTAATGTTACATAAGCACCTAATAATCTTCTAAGACCCATCTGTCTTAATTTTACATTGTCCGATGTTGCCTCCTTTGCTCCTAATGCAATAATATTGTGTGTTGTTCTTAACATTTC